GTTTTGTTTTATTTTATTTTTTTATTTATTTAGAAGAAAATAAAGTGGGATCAGCGTTTAGAAAGGTAAGCAAGCTTAGAGTATTTCTGTTTCATCTGGACATAGAAACGCTATTATTAGAGCTCAGCATCGTACATATTGGTGTAGACTTAATTAGCTGCTCTAATGATGATGGGCCTCATTGTAAAGGGCTTTTTTGGATAGACGGCAATGGTCGGAGACTTTCCAATTGGTTCCTAGCTAACATCTAGCTTGTTACACCAAAGTACTTATAAAATGCTGAGGAAAGAGACATTACATTGATGATCAATCTATTATTAAGCGTGATATTAACCGCCTTACAAATTAATAGATTGATATGCTCGTGTATCAATGAAGGCTTTAACGTCTTACTAAGTTATGTTTAACTTAGAAGCTGCAGTTTAGTAAAACTTAAAGCGAAGGGAGAGGAGATCTTAGATTCTTCGTGAGATATGCTAAGATTTTATGCACTAGTAAATTGCTCGTGCATGAAGAGAGGGCTAAGACAAAATTTTTTGATTTTTCTTTGTATAAAAAAGCTTAGTGGTTAAGCTTTTATGTACATTTCGATGCATAGAAAAATCTTGTTGGGAAACACCACTTGTCCACTTTGAACAAAAGTCGAGTTAATACCAGGGTGAGACAATGACTTTCTTGACACATTGACCCAGCCCAATAAAACGATTCGCAACAATTTCAACCCTGTTAGCACGACAAGTGAGAGCGGTGATAGCTTCTGCAATTTGGTGGGCGTATTATGGAGCACATAACACAACAACATCATCACCAGCAACACGAACCTTAACGTTAACATCGTTCCAAGGTTCTTTGACACCGCTCATCATTATGTAATAATAAGCGTAGCATATACTTCGCAAAGTATTACCAAGTGTCGTCTTTGTAGGGTGACCTGAAAATGTAGTACCATTGATTTTATTATAGATATAATTCTCCATAACGTACTACATATCGCGACCCTGACTTTCATTTGACCAATCTCTGATCCAGCAATCCTTGACATCTTGAGGCCATTATACAGCTTTCCCAATAAGAGGAATATACGTAAAACAATAATTGATATTATTGGTCGTAGCTCGTATAAATGAGGAGATAAATTTCTATTTCGAAGCGAGGGTCAATTGAGGATAGAGATCACGGCAATCATCGAAGAAACGTTAGAAGATTGGCGTGAGGAGAATCATGAACACATTTTAGACGGCGTCCATGAGTGTGGAATCTTGGGTAGAGTCAAAGCCAGAGCCGTCTATGCAGATAGCAATCCATGCTAATCCAAGTCCTTTCAAGAACGAGAAGACGAGCTACAATTTTCCATATCCTTGAATGAACTATGGAAAAGTTTTCTTTATGGACTTCCATAACATTGACTGCATGAGAGTTGCATGGCCACACAAGTTTTCG